CTTCTTTCTGTGCAGACTTCTTGAACTTAGCAAAGTCTTTCTCACTTCCATCAAGATATGTTTTCATACCGTACTGATTATAGTACTCCCAATGTCTTTCATTACCCTCTAACTTCTTTTTTTCTTGCTCCTCTGCTTTTCTCTGTGCCTCAACTAATCTCTCATGACACTTTTGATGTATCTCTTCATTAGGGATAATCACTTTGTCAACATCAAGTTTTGGTAACTCAAGATAAACATTCTCTCTTGCACCTTCATTTGTTAAGTTCTTAAGTGCCTCATCAAGACTCTCAACTGTTTCTGCAGATACTTCAGTAACACCTTCATGACCACCAATGTGTGTGTCAACTCTAATCTCTGCTTCTTCTTGTTGCTCACCATCATCATCAACATCACCTTCGGAATCAGTATCAACTGCTTCTGATCTTGTGCCTGTCATAGGTCTCTCACCATCACCATCTTCATCAAGTTCAAGGTCAAAGTTAGAGAAATCTTCCACCTCTTCCTTTTCCTTTCTTTGCTCTTCTGCAAGACAGTAATCATATAATGCTTTAGCAGCCTTAAGTGTATCTTCAAATGTCTCACATAGATCAATCTTGTTTAAGAAGAATCTCTCATCTGCAGAGAATGGAATGTCATAGTATGTGCCGATCTTGTAGTGAAGATTTACACGGTCAGCAAGAATCATCTCAGATATATTTTTCTTCTTAACTTGAAAGAAATCATCATTATGCAACTCAGTGTAACCCTTGTAGAATGTTTTTGAGATACCATCGTATCTTCTCTTCATCAACTTCTCAATACGAGCATCTTCAACAATGTTTACAAAACTAGGATGTATCTCATACTCTTTCCACCACTCTTTATCAGGTGTATATAATGCATGGCCAACTTCATGACTTACTAACATATCAATAACATTCTCAGATGCCTTGTCCCAGAGAGGAAGAGTCAATACTCTTGTCTGTACGTTGAACTCAGCGGTCTCAACTTTACGATGCTCTACAACTAAGTCTTCTGTAGCAAGTAACTTAGCGAGTTGTGATTTGATTTCGTGCTTGATGGTCATGGGTTTCTTATCTGATATACCCATAATAACAAGAAAACCGCCTCTTAGGGCGGTCTAGTAGACACTTTGTCAACTGTCTACTCCGTTTCTTTGCTTGTCTTAATGCTTGCGGTTTGAGATGACGCTTCTGTTCCTTCTTGGAATGATGCTGCCAATTAGGAACTCTCATGACTCTCCTAAGATTCTTGAATACCGTCTAATACTTCTTGTAAACTATTTGCACGGCCTTTGTAATACGATACTTCTTCTGATAGAACATCTAAGATGTCACCAACTATATCTTTGGGTTCTACTCCTTCTTTAAAATAAGTTTCGATTGCTTCAGATAGATATCTTTTACGATTCCACTCTGGTGTGTAAGGACTATATTTCATGATGAATACACTTCATTCTAACATTCTATACGATTTATTTAGATTTGTCAATCCCTTTGTCGCCAATCGTCAGGCTTATCGCGTCTAAACCAGTCATTTAGGTCATCAGCACTGTAAAACCCCTCTTTGTGATTGGATGGATCGGGGTCTCCTAAACCCATCCTATTCAGAAAATCTTCGGTACTACCGTTCCTCATATCAGGATTTGCTGCCCTTTGTCGTGCCTGACGCATCCATGTAGCAGCGGTTGTATTACTTTTTGCTAGTTTTTGTGCCCAAATCATGTCTTCCAGTTTGACATCCTTACCTTTTGCAATTTGATCGCAAATTGATTCTAATCGTAATCGATATTGAGTTGAAAGCATGTTACATTACTTAACAGTGTCCAAAATATTTATTGTGGGAGACCAACCAAGTTTCTGTAATTCTGTGATATCAGCACATGTGATATCTCTTTCACCGGGTGTATCTTCCTTGATAGGTAGGTGTCCCATACCCATCTTAGTTGCGAGATCAATGACAGCAACAGGATTTGCAGTACCTACATCTAAGACCCCAGTATAATCACTTTCAGCAAGAAGTGCAATTGCTGACACAATGTCTTTGACATGAATCCAATCTCTCTTGTGTCTTGTGAGATATGTAGCAGTTTTATCCTCTAGCATCCGATATAACATATCTGAACGACTTACTTTCTCTGCATATACATTAAAGAATCTCATTCCCACACTATTTGGTGGTGCTTGAATTTCATTTACTTTCTTGGTGATGCCATAGGCATTTATCCACCATTCATATACAGATGCAGAACTTGCATACAAACATCTTACATTATTCTCCCTACAATATTCAAATATTGGTATGGATTTCGTAACATTGTTTTCCCAGAAGGCATCAGGATTTTCGATTGCTTCACGAATTGCAGCATTCGCTGCAAGGTGTACCACCAAATCATATTTTTTTTCTGTTTTAAAATCACCGAGATCGCGTGGAATATCATAACCATCAACCTCATGACCTTCACTTAAAAAGTATTCATATACATGACTACCAATAAAACCAAGGTGGCCAGTGACTAAAATCTTCATGCAATCCTCCTACTAAATCCACGAACTTTATCAAACTTCATGAGGTTATCAAACTTATCATGTAAATCTGACTTATGTGATATCACGAATATATTAGCATCCTTAATAATAAAACGGATGATCTTCATAAATTCATCAACACCAAATCCATCAAGTGAACTATCAAATACTTCATCCATGATTAACAAATTTGTATTGACAGAGTTCTTAACTCTTGCTACCTCTCTCCATGTAAAGAGTAAAGCCAAGTCAATACGCATCTTCTCACCTTCACTAAAAGATGAATATGAAAAGTCTTCATGTATTGGTGACTCTACTGTTTCATTAAACTCCTCATCTAACTTAAAGTTGATATAAAAATCCATCATCTGCAAGTAACGATTGACCTGCTGATTGATAAGTGGTAGATATTTTTTAATTATTTTTGTCTTAACTCCATCATCTTTCAATAGCGAATATGCGAAATCATGATACATGATATCAGTTTTCTTATCTGCTAGTTCTTTAAAAATGTTTTGGAGACTTTGATTAAACTCTTTTAATTTTTCATCCTCAGTATTTCGATTTGCAAGTTGAGTGGTAAGTTTTTGAATTTCTGATTCCAAATCTCTGACCTGTCGCTGACATCCAGAAATCCTAGTATTGTTTTGAGAAATGCCATTATTGAGTTTAGTAATCTCCTTTGATAGTTTAGTAAAGAGATGCTCTCGCTCTTCTTCGTTTTTAATTGCTTTTTCTAGTTCTTGATAACCAGTTTGCAACTCTTTTGCTTTAGTTTGAGCATCATTAATTCTATTTAAACGAAACGATTCTTCTATGTTTTGAGTACATGTAGGGCATGTTACATTCTCACTGAAGAACTTATGTTCCTTAGTTATAGTTGCTACTTTTTGACTTAATTGACCCTTAAATTTGTTTAGTTTTCTTAACTTTTTACTAGCTCCCGTTACCTTTTCCTGATCCTCTATTAGACCAGTTACCTCAAGTTCTAATCCTTCGTTAGTAGAAACATAACCATCTTGTTCATCGAGAAGGGTTGTAATTTTATCTTGTTTTCCTTGAATATTTGCCTTTCCACGATTCTCTAACTCTTCAATAAACTTCTTCTGCATATCCAGTTTATCTTTTACATTCTCCCTTGATAAATCTAAAACTCTTATCTCATCTTTTTGTTTTCTTATCTTTTCACGAATTATCACATTCATTGCAGAGAAGATGCGAATATCCAATAAGTCTTCAATCACTTCTCTTCGATTTGAACCTGATAGTTGCATAAAAGGAACAAAAGCACTACTACCAAGTATGACTATCTGTGTGAATGATTTATAATTAACTTTTAATATATTTTCTTCTAATATCTTTTGCATCGCACGGTCATCTGCCTGTTTATGCATCTTTTGACCATCAACCTCTATCTCAAAGAGATTTGGTTTCATACATCTACGAACTAAATATTGTCTTCCATTGATATCAAACTCTACTTCGACTTGAGTATCTTTCTCATTTGTAGCATTTACAAGTTGAGACTTGTTTATCTTACGAAAAGGTTTATTAAATAAACTAAAAGTCAGGGCATCCAACACTGTGGATTTCCCTGTGCCATTTGTTCCAACTATCAAATTCGTTGCATTTTTTTGGAAATCTATTTCCGAAAACTGGTCTCCAGTTGACAGAAAATTCTTCCATCTAATTTTTTGAAACGTTATCATTCTTAGGTGGTGGAACGACTATATCGTTCGGTGTGATCACTGCATACTTATAATTATACATCTTACAGGTCTTTATGGCAACTGCATCTTCAATTTCTATAACATTTAAGTCAGCATTTTCATCATCATTTAACATCATAGCATATCTTTCAGCATCGTCCTCTTCTTCAAACATAAAGAGAACTTTTTCACCATAACGATTTAGAACAGCATAGGCACCATCGTCCCGTCTGTCTTTAAGTGTTAGAAGATACATTAGTCTACCTCGCAAGCTTCGGTGTATATTTGTTGTAGAATTCCTTTAATAAGAGTTTTATCTCCTTCAAACTCAGATTCATCAATATAGCGATTCAATATACCAATCGTATTCTCAGTTTCTTCAACTTCAAAGTCTGCACTTTCTGTTAATACAAAATTTTCAATTATTTTTAAGTCTTGAATACCAGAGTTGTATAATTTATCTATAAATTTTTCAAATTGCTTTTGGTCGGTTTTCTTCTTTACAACCACTTTGACAATCTTATCTTTAAAATCTCTAGTATCAAATAACTTATAATTAGTATCTTCATAGTAAATATTGTAAAATAGTCTGTAAGGGTTGTTTACGGGTTTGTGTTCAATTGTTTTTGTGTCAAAGATATGAAATCCTCTTGTATCTAAAACATCGTTCCAGAACATTTCATAAGGGTTTCCAAGATAGTATATCTTGCCATTGTCAGAGCGAGTATGATAGTGACCAGAGTATACACGATAAAACTTATCAAATATCTTTGTATCCATTCCGTGTTCCATCATATGACCACGAGTAGCAACAAAACCATTTAACTCAAGATGACCCATAATTACATCAGCAGATGTGGTATCCATCATTTCAAGAGTTTGTAATTTATTCTCCTCATTTATCCAAGGCATCATTAAAATATCTAATCCACCAAGATTTATAGTTGTTGGTTCTGAATAAACTTGTACATTATCATATTCCTTTAATAATAATTCTACTGTATTAATTTCATTCGTATCTTTATAGTATGCAGTATGATTACCAACGATTGTATGAACAGTAATACCCATT